CTTTGCCATGTGTTATTTTTCCCGCAAATTACGGAAAAACACACAATTACCCACCGTTTTCAAGTTGCTGCCTTTTTCTGTTTTTGTTTAATAAAAGAATGCCACTACGGGCACAAATATCTCTTCTCCCGAATACACTATCCCGGCACCGTTGCCCGTCAATGTGAATGCACCCGCGTCCGCCTGAATGATGGAAGCCCGAATAAATCCGGCATCTCTACCTGTTAGCGTGAAAACTCCAGCGTCAGCCGTTATTTTTAAAGACCTTACAAATCCGGCATCTTGCCCGGATAATGTAAAAGTTCCGGTATTGGCTGAAAAGACACCCGCTTCACTAAGCCCGGCCGCGTATCCAGTTAGTGTGAACGTTCCGGCCTCTGCTGTTAATATTGCGGCCTTTTGTAGCCCCGCATCTCTACCCGTTAGGGTGAACGTTCCGACCTCCGCCGTTAGGCTTATAAGTCGGCTTATTGTCGCGTCCTGACCCGTTAGCGTGAAGCTGCCAGGTTCAGCCGCTATCTTTAGCGCCCTGAATAATCCGGCATCTTGACCGGATAATGTAAATGTTCCTGTGTTTGCAAGGAGTTGCCCGTCTTGGCTAAACTGGACATCTCTACCCGTTAGCGTAAACGTTCCAGATTCAGCCGATATACTTAAAGAACGGATTAACCCGGCATCCCGGCCCGTTAACGTAAAGCTGCCTGTATCAGCGGCAATAGTTAACCCTCTGTTTAACCCTGCATCCCGGCCCGTTAACGTAAAGCTGCCTGTATCAGCGGCAATAGTTAACCCTCTGTTTAACCCTGCATCATGGCCTGTCAGCGTGAATACGCCCGCGCTTGCAATTAGTTGCCCTGCCTGGCTGAATTGGGCATCCTGGCCTGTTAGCGTAAAGGATCCACTATCAGCCGTTAATAAAGAGGCTCTGTTTAATCCAGCGTCCTGCCCTGTTAGCGTGAACGTACCACCGTCGGCTGCTATGGTTACGCCTCTGTTTAATCCAGCGTCTTGCCCGGATAATGTGAACGTCCCTGAGTCTGCCGCTAATCGTACCCCTCTATTTAATCCGGCATCCTGCCCTGTTAGCGTGAACGTCCCTGGCTCGGCTGTTAACCGTACACCTCTATTTAGTCCGGCATCATTGCCTGTTAGGGTGAACGTTCCTGGGTCGGCTGCTATGGTTACGCCTCTGCTTAATCCGGCGTCTTGCCCTGTTAGCGTGAACGTAACTGGGTCGGCTGTTAACCGTACACCTCTATTTAATCCGGCATCCTGCCCCGTCAGCGTGAATATTGCAGCGGCGGCACTGAGTACATAAGCGCCGCCGCTTGCTTGGTTACGTAAGAGCGTTAATAGCATCTGTTACCGTCTGAATTTCAGCCTGAATCCTTACGATTTCGTCAACATCGCCCCGGCTTGTCGCCGCTGCGATTATACCCTCAAGGAATTTTATTCGAGTGCGGTATAAGTCCAGCAATTCAGAATTGTCAAAGCCTTCGGGCGCTGTGATTTCAATATTTTGTGATTCCATTAAATTACCATTTGTCGGTACGTGAGTGTAGAGGTGTTCATCAACATATAGACATAATGAATCTCGGTTGCTCCGTCATAATACGTCACGTCGAACGCCGTATCGCCTGCAAGTGCGGCACCTTGCGTTAGTGCCATTGTAGTCCATCCCGTCATGTTTTGCTGCGCAATGTCAAACTCAAACCACCTGTTTGTCGCTTCCTTTTGAATGTAGATTTTATCAATCAAATAGGTGTACTTTGTCCCGGTTGCAAATGTTTCCTGCGCAGGTGCATAAGGCACTATAGACACCCACGTATTAGCGGCAATATCATAGTAATCAAGGTGTGTCGTGGTATTACCCCTGAATGAATAAATGCGCTGCCCATTAATGATGGAATTTTCATTTGTCCATCTAGTATCGGTTACACTGTGAATCCAATGTGCGGACATGCCCAAGCCTGGAGCTGCACTTCTTGCCGCAGTTGGAGACAGGGTACTCCAAGTATTTCCCGAAATTGAGTAGCGGTACATGGTAACTGCGTTGTTACCCATGTAATACAGAAAATCGTCATTCCCTTCAATAGAATAAACAGAGGTAGCGTCGGGTTGTGTAGTCCATGCGGCACTTGTTGTTATTACCGTCCCCGTGTTAGACGCAATGGTACGAATCTGACCCGCGCCCGTACCTGATACAATGCGGATTTGGGAATTTGTCCACTGATTAGTTGTCCAGTTTTTTGCTGTATTGGTAAGGGTAGATGCTCCCCCCGCTGTTGCCGTCCCTGTGGCAAATGCTTTGTAATCGGTATTCAACCAACTTGGCGTGTTAACTAATTTGCCATCTGTGCCAAACGATGCAGGCAGTCCAGTGATTGCCAACGTCGTCCATGTGTTCGTTGCAAAATCGTATTTTTTGAACGACCCGGAAGCATGGCTACCTGCGCTAACTACATACCAAACCGGAGTGCAAAGTCTGTAAACCGTTGATGAAGTAAAGGCAGAGGCTTGTGCATCTACCGTGATTGTGGCATTTGCGCCTATTGTATTTGAAACAATTGTAAGCGTTACCCCTGCATTTGGGCCTGAAAGTATGTGTACCGAATACCCTGCCAAGGATCGGGCCAGGGTTTGGTTGGTGATGATTGTTGACGTAGTGCCTCCGGTAGCAGTAAGCGATGAAGCTGCAACGGTTGTGCCCGTTGACCACGAACCTGCAACACCCGCCGCGCCGCCCTGAAATACTCCCGCAAGCGAAACAGTAGGCAATGCAACCCAGCCATCTTCACTCGGGTTGTATAACCAAGCAGTTGTGGCACTGTTGATATACAATTGTTGCTGCCTAAAGTGTCTGGATGAGGCTATAAAAGCCCCGGCACCAGTTGCCGAAGGAGCCGGGCTAACCTGCTCCCATCGCTTCAGGTCTAATATTTTTCTATTTCCGTTTGTAGTGGCCATTGTTAGGTTACGTTTATGTTTCGGCGCAAATTATCAGCGGCACCGCGTTCCAATGAAAGCGGCACAATGGCCGCGTTTGCGCTTCCGACTTGTGTTAGGTTTGTTATGTTCCAGGTGCCGTTCTGGTTTGCACTTACCGCACCGCTTACCTGCTGGGTCAATGCAGATTGATCAACTAATAGACGGCCCGTCAAGGGGTTAACCTGTGCAAGGCCGACCGATTTGGTAAGCGAAATTATAGCCATTCGCATAGCCTCAATGGCCTGGGTTAATTCTCCAATGACTTCGACTGGCAACGGTGTTGTGGCATTTACATCATTTGCAACACCGTCAACACCCCATACGGGCTTGACTCGTTGATATTGTACGCCGCCGATTTCGTCAGTAGCGATTGTTTCACCAGAGCCGGGTGTATATCCTACATTATCCGCCATGTTATTTTATTGTTTAGGAATGAAACCGCCATTTCAATGAATTACTGCAAGGTTAAAAGGCCGTTTGCAGCATCGAAATCAATGGTAAGGCTCTCACCGCTTGCAAGGGTCAAAGCAGAGCCATAGTTGTAATACCCTATAAGGGGATCGGCTGGAGATGTTGGCGTATCGTTATAAATAACGATGTACTGAAAAGGCCCAACTGAGCCGCCGGAAGCCGTCAGGGTCAAGTCATTTAACACCAACTTATAAAGCCCCGAAGTTTGGGAACTTGTTGATGTGGTTATATTCCGGGTTGATAGGTTTGTGTAGCTGATTTGGGTAACATCAGCAAGTACAGAGTTTGATGAAGTCGGGGCGCTATTGGTCAGCGCCACTACTAACTGATTTGACCCAAGGTTGTGTACTCCCTCCGCTACATGCTCCACAAAAGCATTGAATTTGTTAAACGTAGCCATGTGTGTTTGTTTTTATGTTTTAAACTGGTTGGAATGTGAATGAAATAACAAGCCCTAAAGCAGAATTGCCCGCGCTGGTTACATCAAAATGAATGTGGTCGCCCGCTTGTACTGCCCTATTTGACTGGTTAATAATTCCCGCCGTGCCTGTTACGCTATCATACTCATTTTGGTCTATTGCTATTTCGGTGGTCAACATATTGACTGAAGCGCCCGCCCGAACGCGCCGCATTTGAACGGTAACAGGGCCCGAAGTTGATGGGGATGAAAGCCCGGCTCCCGCGTCTGTTAGCACCATGCCGCCAAGCTCTGAAGGGATGCGAACAACTGCCTTGCTCGTTCCTGTGGTCAGGGCTGAAGATCCGGACGTTGACGGGCTGACCATTACGCAGCCGCTACGGTTTGCCGCCTCCCCCTTTTCGCCTGGCAATGAAGCCGGGAAACGTAGGGTGGTCTTATTGCTTACTATGCGGACTGTCGTGTTCATTTCGTTAGCGTGAATTTACCTCTGAACAAAACTTTTTTAAAGCCGCTTGCTGTGGTCTGCAAAACCTTGTAATCATAACGGCATCCTGTGGAGCCGTCGTAATCACCCGTTAGTATCTCAAACTGAACTATGCTATCTGAAAGAAAAGACTGCGTTCCCGTCATTATTACCGTGGTGCCGTCCGTATCGTACACCTCCATCAAAAAGTCGTCGTCTGACACATCCAAAGGCGTGTCTGTACCTTCCTGCAGGAACTCTATGGCCCACCGGAAATCCCCCGCCACATCTTGCGCAATGTCAAGACGGTGTGCAGTTTCGCCAATAGTTATCAAATTGCTATTCGCCATTTTCCCGTTGTTTAAGTTCCATTGCCCGATCTTCAGAGATCCACATCAAAAAGTGTCGACAGTTGTACCGGCCTCTTTCCAATAGTGGCCTATAAGATGCGGCCGTTTTTTTATCTATCAAATCCGGGTCTTTAGGCCAATCTTTTAAGGCTTCCTGATCCGAAAACACCCGTCCGTTTTTCTTTTTGCAGAAATCCCGGCTTGTTGGGATAATTCCACCCTGATACACAAAATATTTGAGGTTTAACTCCTGTGCAAAATGCAGGTTATTAACCTCCCTCACCTGTGCATATTGATCGAAGGCATACCGCCGCCAATAGCCAACCATTGCCCCCTCTACTTCCTTTGTGCCTTCAATCAGGTTCTTTAACCCTCTTTGGAACTGGTTAACCCCCTGCTTTGTGGCTATCCCGGTCAACAGGTATTGTTTAACCTCCTGCTTTGCCGCTTCACTCTTAAACAGGCTGTCCAGGTAGCCACCTTTTATCAGTTCCCCCTTTTCATCTAATCCAACTACACTTCTAAGCAGTGCCGTGTCCTTTGCAATAGCGTTCACCTTTGCCGTGTCAAATCCAGTCATCAGGTAGTATTCAGCATTTCGCCCGCTTATTGATAGTAGCGCCTCTGAAAATGCCTGAATGATGGGCTTTAGTTCGTCTGCCTGTATTTCAATAAAAACCCGATCTAATACGTTGGCCTTTGCCATGTTTGAAACCGTGTTTTTAATAACGCCCTCTTCTACTTTCAAAAGCGGCAAAATGTCCGCTATAATCCGTCTCAAAACGCTTGCCTCTACTTTCCGTAAATCCTTTTCAAGTTTGATTTTCAGGCTCTCAAAATCCCTGTCAAACCCTTCTATCCAGTCACGTATGCTTTTCAGTAGCTCTTCCATCTTACAGAGCTAAGGCCGGAGCCGCCGGGCCGGTTTGTTCCATTATTTCCGCAACCTTCGCCGCTACTAACTGCCTTTGTTGTTCGTATGGAAGACGGTAAAAGCCCTGGTTTTCAAATTCCAGACTGTCGAATATGTAGCCCAGGTTTGCATACAAAACACGTTGTGCCCGTGGTATTAGGTCGCTTTGCGCCCATGCCATCTTTTGCTCTTCAGTGTATCCAGAAAAAGGATTGAATCGCTCCCGGATCTCCCACTGCTTGAACTCTTCTTGGCTATCCACCATCATCGCCCGGTTTATATCCCATTCGATATTCTGCCGGGTGGCCGGGCCTGCTCCGCTATCGTTTGCGGACTTCAAATCTTCCATCAATTCGCCAACCGTCTTCAGCTTAAGGTCACGGCTGACAAATATTTGAGCTGTTAGGCCGTTTCGCTTGCCTGTAATCTCTGCGAACGTTTCAACCGTAAACCGCCAAAACTCCGCGTAAAACCTGAAGTACTTATAAACAAAGTCGTTAGCGTTCTGCTGATCAATACTCTTTCCCGTTGCCGTCTGTGCCACTTCGTCCTTGCTAAATAACTCGCTATTCAGTACCGCGCTTTTACACTTCTTTTCCAAGTCTTGCACATATGCCTTTTGCCAGTCCAGGATTGATACATCCGGGTGTACGTGGGTGTAAAGCCTGGATAAATCCAGCATCCTATCAGGGCTGTCTGGCATCGGGGTTACTACTATTTCCTCCATAACAGAGGTAGGCGAAGATTTGCGCCCTGTACCGTGGCAACTTTTGCAGGTGCCGCCGCCGTCTGTGTATCCATCGTTACACCCTGGAGCCTGGCAAATGTCACCATAACGGATCGTTAGCGGCATGGCCACGTTTGCGGCCGTCAAGTCAAGCTCAGAAACGGTTTTTAGGGTTTTCTTAAGGTATGGGTCGGCCGCTTCAAATGGCCAAACATAGCTTTCTCCGTTCGTGCGTTTGTCGCGCTTGTATCCAGCCCTGTGTGCCGGAACAAACCCAAGGTTGTGCCGGTATTCCGTATAAGTCCACAAATGCCCGTCAATGGCTATTTCTTCGCCCGGTATTAACTCGCTGGCATCCTTCCTTGCTGTCGTGTTTGGCGTTTGGCGAAGGACTGAGGCAAAGTCTTTTTGATAGCAGGTTAAAACCTTTAGTGGTGTGCGTTCGTCTTTCGGGTTTGCCGCGTAGGTTAACGCCGTCAGATATTGAAGCTCCCCGCGCTCGTAGGCGAAATCCAGCGCCATGTCAGATTTAACCTCGAAAGGGTACGGGCTTGCATAGTCGCGTAAGTTGTCAAAGTCTTTCCATTCCTGGATAATCCAGGTATTTGGGTCGGTGCAATTCAGTTCAATTAGCCGCTCCTGGCAAAACCTATCAGCCCCCATTTTGCCCGCGTACATTGCAAGCATGGTTTCAAGTTCCGCAGCCCGTGCGTCTGCCTGTTCACCTGCGCCGTATGTTAATTCCCGGCGATAGTGCGAACGGTATGCCTTTTCCAGTATTGCCGAAAGATTGGCAATGATGGAGGGGGTTATTTGCTCGGTAATTTCAACACGCTGCTTAAATAGGGCTTTATCTTCCCGGCGGGAGTATAGCTTCATGTACTCCTCTATCCCTTCACCCGTACTTAGTGCGCTGTACATACGTGCAAGCTCCACAGTACGCGTGTAGTGGGTATGCGTCCGCTTTCCGGCTGCAACCTGAATTAACCGTGCATTGATGGTGGCTTGCTGCATATATCAAAAAAGCCCGAGCCCGAATGGTAGGGCCGGGCTTTTTGGCTTGTTTATCGCTTTGTATTAGTATGAAGCAAAGGCAGGGAGTGGGGATGTATCAAACCCACCTATTGAGCCTTTAAACGTGAATGTAATTGCGATGTGTGAAAGTTCCTGGCTGCTTTCAGGGATAACCACATCCATGCGCAAATACCCATTTATTCCGCTATCGCCGCCCGCCATAACATCGTCAAAGGCAAACCAAGCCTTTTGTTTGC